GCTATTTAACAAGCACCATTCGTCAGTTATCCACGCGCTGCGTAACATGCGCAATCAGATTGAGACGGATGCTAACTTCCGTGAATATGTCGAGCGCATGGAAACGCTGCTAGATATTAACTTTACGGTTAAAGTGGAAGAGATAAAGTGAGTAAATAAACACTTTGTCAAACTAGCTTAAGGTGTGTATAAATGGGAAGACCAAGCATAGAACTAGATGAAGATCTGATCTTTCAAATGGCAAAAGAGGGGTGCAGCGTGGATGATATCGCTACCGAGTTCGGCGTATCGGACGGTTTAATCTACAAGAAGTATTACGAGACGTGGAAAGCTGGACAGGCTGCCGGACGGCGTGCATTGCATCGCAAGCAGTTTGAGAAAGCTATGGATGGTGACGCCGGTATGCTTCGCTGGTTAGGTGCTAACAGGTTGGGCCAGTCAGACAAGGTACATCAAACCAACGGCGTGCAAGAGATTGAAGTAGTAATCCGCAAACCCTTGAAAGCAGACAATGGCGAAATTGGAGATAGCAGACCCGCTACCAGCCCAGATAGACTTCTGGAGCAATCCGGCGAGGCATAGGGGATTCATTGGGGGCATCGGATCAGGCAAGACGCTTGCGGGCTGCGTGGAGGTTCTACGGCAGCCTGCTGGCACGTATGGCACGATCCTAGCACCAACGTACCCAATGCTCCGTGATGCTACGCAGCTAACCTTCTTCGACCTGTTCAGTCAGTACGTAGAAGAGCATAACAAGAGCGAAGGAGTAACGAAGCTCGTAAACGGAACTACGATCTTCTGGAGATCGGCAGACAAGCCCGATTCCCTGCGCGGCCCTAACCTAAACTGGTTTTGGCTAGACGAGGCGGATTACATGGATGGTGCGACGTGGGACGTTATGCTCGGTCGTATTCGCCGCGACCCTACGCGATGCTGGATAACTACATCGCCGAACGGTGATACTAATTGGGTATACGAGCGCATCTACCGAAAGGCCACGGCAGGAAATCCAGACTATTACGTGGTAACGGCAAAGACGCGGGACAATATCCACCTGCCTAGCGAATACGTGCGTAACCTCGAGGAGACGTACACAAGCGAGTTTGCACGGCAGGAATTGGAAGGCGAATTCATTGGGCCAATGGGACGCATCATGCGCAAGGAATGGCTGCAATACGCTCTGCTTCCAGAGGATGATATCAGCTACGTGATCGGCGTAGACTTGGCAGTAGGTATGAAGTCCAACGCAGACGATCGTGCTATTGTGGTAGTAGGCAAGCGTGGCACGACGTATTACGTCGCTGATGTAGTATTCGGCAAATGGTCATTCAACGAGACCAAAGACAAGATCAAGCAGACCGCGTACAACTGGAATGCGGTGCGCGTATGCGTGGAGAACGTAGCATACCAAGAGGTAATGGTGCAACAGCTACGCGCCGAGACCATGTTGAACATCCAAGGCGTCAATCCACGGGGGCGCAATAAGCTCACGCGCTTTCTACCGATTGCAGGCAAGTATGAGCACGGGTACATCAAACATGTGAATAGCGTACCTTTGGAATTTACCGAGCAACTGCTTATGTTCGACGGCAAAGATGGGAAGCCCGACGATATGGTTGATGCTCTCATCTACGCTGTAAACGGACACGAATCAAACACTTACGTTTACGAGATATAGTGGCAATAGCCGATTACTTCCAAAAGCTCTTTGGTCGTAACAATCAAGCACTACCAAGCCCAAACGGCACGCAAGTCGGTGGGCGAATTGGCTATCCCTCAAAAGCTGGTTACCTTGCCAACGTCGAACATGGATTCAATCGCAACCCAGTTGTAGCTGCTTGCGTTGGTGTTTACGCATCTACGCTAAACGAGCCGCCTTTGGCTGCGATGTACGACGATGGTACAATCAATCGCAACCACCCGGTCAGTCTGCTATTCCGCAAGCCCAATCCTCGGATGGGCCAAGCTGAATTCTGGCAGATCGTCTGGACATACCTAGCGATCAGCGGCAATGCCTACATCGTGAAGGTACGCTCGGCAATGGGTAACATCGTCGAGCTGTACCCATACTCGGATGCTCACGTTGCGCCTCTGCTTAACGATCTGGGATGGGTCTATGCTTACCGCTACCAGTCAGGCAACATAACGCAGGATTGGCCCGCGGAAGATGTGATCCATATCCAGAATCCAGCGTACCGCGATCCAGTCAATATGCACAAGGGCGTAAGCCCTATCTCGGTAGCATGGGATAAGATCAACACCTACAATGAGCTGCAAGCTACGATCTATTCGCTTGTAGCTTCTAATGCTATCCCTAGCGGTATCTTGTCTGCACCGGGCGATGTTCCTATTTCACAGGTCGAATCTTTGCGGGCGCAATTGCGTAAACGCAAGGATGCCAACGGCAAAGACCGCACAGATGCGATCGTGCTAGGCAATGGTATGAGCTACCAGCAGATGGGCTTGGATGCCCAGAAGCTGCAAGCGATTGAGACAACGCAGGAACTGGAAACGGCGATCTGCGGCGCATTCCGCATCCATCCAGCCGTTGTATTGACAAGTGCGGGGCTTGCACGTAGCACATACAACAACCTTGCTAGTGCCTACCAAGAATATACCACTTTAACGCGCGTACCGTTCTGGAATGCGCTTGAAGAGCAACTGGAATCGGGACTCCGTAAGGAATTCCCAGATGTTCAGCTTGCTTTTGATACGTCAGAGGTGCAAGCGCTACAACCAGACGCGGCAACGATAGAAGCGCAGACATTGCAGCAGTTCACGGCGAATATCATCACGCTTAACGAAGCACGCGCAACGCTTAAGTACGAAGATGTAGAGAACGGCGATGTATTCGCTTACGAGCAGCAGCCAGCAGGCGGCTTTGGTGCGTTTACTGCTCCAGAGCCAGAGGCAAAGCAAGCGGTAGAAACCAACGCAGACCCAATCGAAAGCGTAGAGGGCCGCAAGGTAAAGTGGCACGAGCCGGAGGCGGTTAAATACTGGCAGAAGCAGGAAGATGTTATCCTCAAAGCTGCGGAAGCTACGCAGGCCGATGTTGCGGAAGTAATGAAGCGCGTAGAGCGTGCAGTCATGAAGCAGGTAAAAGCGGATCATTTTGTTGGCGTCAACAAAATGGTAAAAGCTCCAGAGGATGCAATCAACATAGCCGATTTGGTCAGGCAGTTTATTGCAGCCAATGAAGCTACGCAAGAGGCATTGCGTACGCAGATCATCGAGATGACGCTTGAAAGCGTGGGCGGTGATCTTACGCAAGTGCAGAGCTTGACAGATCAAATCCGTGATGAGCAAATCCGCAAGTCTACCGAGAACATGAAAGAGTCTTTGAACACGGCTAAAAAGGACGTGGCAAGAGTTCTCGAAGCTAACGCAGGCAAGCCGGCAGCGGAAGTGCAAAAGTCGCTGCTAGAAAAGTTTACCGAGATGCAGACGTCACGCGCAAAGATGATCGCCGTTACTACGTGCAAAGCGCAGGCAACGGTAGTGCAGCGCAAGACAGTCGAGCGCGTCAATGCACGGGAAACAGATCCAAAGCGTAAGGTCGTACAAGTGTGGCTATCACAGCGTGATTCTGACGTACGCAAGACGCATAAAGATTTAGACGGCGAATGGATTGAAGAGGGCGAGACGTTTGACCAGTTCGTATCTGGAGCAGGCGAAGGCCCCGGACTAGGGGAGCCACAAGAAGCGATTAACTGCCGCTGTACCTTACGTCCAGTTCGCCGATCACGAGTACAGGAACGGAACTAATGAAGTACAAGAACATACCAGTAGAATTTAAGGCGGATGAGCAGGGCAGTGTTGAAGCGTTCGTAAGCGTCTTCGGCAATGTCGATTCATACGGCGATCGTGTTATTTACGGCGCATTCAAGGAAAGCATAGAAGCAAAGCTGCCCAAGATGGTATGGCAGCACGATATGCAGCGACCGATTGGGAAGACGGTGCTAGCAGAAGAGATAGCAGCAGGTGATGCGCGTCTACCAGAGCGTCTACGCGATAACGGCGCGCTGTATGTGAAGGGCCTGTTTAACCTCAACACGACCGACGGCAAAGACGCATACGAGCACATCAAGTTTGGCAGCGTGGATGAGTACAGCTTTGGTTATGAAGAGGTAGAGACAACGCCGCTGGCAGATGGTACAAAAGAACTTAACAAACTGAACATTATTGAATGGTCACCGGTTACGGTAGGGGCTAATCCCATGACCATGACAAGTAACGTAAAAGCTATGACACTCGAAGAAAAGCTGGATGTAGCGGCTACGCTTATCAAGCAATCAGAAGAGCACGCACTCGCATACGCGGATATGCGTAGTAAAGCGGGCCGTGTGCTCAACTCTCGTATCCGAGGCATGATCCTTTCACTTGCCGATCAATTGAAAGATGTCTCAAAAAATCTGTATCAGCTTCATGCAGAGACAGACCCAATACCAAAGGCAGACGATAAGGAGTTAAAGCGCAAGCAACTCCTATCGCTTATGCAAACAATCAACACAATGGAGATAATCTAATGACGTGGGAAGAAATCCTCGCCGCTTTGGATGCTGTTCTCGCCGGGACATTTGAAACACCGGAAGCAATGGCAGCCGAAGTAGCAACAATCCGCGAACAGATCGCGGCGCTTCTAGCAGAAGCATCTGAAGAAACAGCCGAAGTTGAAGAAGTATCGGCAGCCGTAGAAGGCGCAGCAAAGGCACAAGCCAAGCTCGCTCGTATCATGACAATCATCCAACAAAAGAAGGCGCTTAACGATATGAAGACAAAGAACGCTTCAGATCTTAACGCACTCAAGACAGCGGCCCCAGTACCTTCTGGATTCGTTGCAGAAGGCGCAAAGATCACAGGCCAGCACTACCGCGGCAAAGCATTCAAGCAGTTTGGCAGCGAAGCAGGAGCAGCGGCATACAAGGCAGGACGCCAGATTGCAGCTTGCCTCGGCGATGCTAGCTCGGCTCAATGGTGCAAAGAGAACGGCGTGCCAATGCAGAAGACGATGGCAACAACCAACAACTCGCTTGGTGGTTTGACTGTTGTTGACGAACTGGATCAAGCTATCCTTTATTATCGCGAAGAGCGCGGCGTAGCTCGTGGTATCATGGACGTAGTATCCATGAACAGCGAGACACGTACAGTAAATCGCAACGTAGGCGGCACGGCTGTATACGCACTTGGCGAAGGCCAGACATATACAGAGTCAGATGTGCAGTTCAGCGGCGTACAACTTACAGCAAAGAAGTTCGGTGCTCTTACGCAGAACACGATTGAGCTCGGCGAAGATTCATACGCTGCAATCGCAGAAGAGATCGCAAAGGATCACGGCTATGCACACGCTGTACAAGAAGACAAGGTAGCTTTCTTGGGCGATGGTACTTCGACATACAACGGCCTTGTAGGTTTGACCGAATCATTCAAGCAGCTTGTAACTGGAGTTGGCGGCACATGGGCTACTGACAACAACAAGGTATATGCAGCCGGCGTACAGGTAGCATCAGGCGCAACGCTCGCTACTATCACACTTGGCGATATTATCAAGACGCAGGCAAAGGTTGCCACATTCCCCGGAATGAATAACCGCTTCTACGTTCCATCGCAAGTATGGTACGGTACGATCGTACCTCTTATCCAAACATCAGGTGGCAACACAACTACGCAGCTTGTAGACGGCGTAACACGTCAGTTCTTTAACGGTGCTGAAGTTGTCTTCACAGATGAGCTTTACACGCCGCTTCTTACAGCAGAGAACAGCCAGTTCGTACTGTTCTATGGTGATGCTGCTCAAGCTGGTTTGTTTGGCGATCGTCGCGGTCTATCGATCACAAGCTCACAAGAAGTAGGCTTCCTGACAGACACGCAGTACAACAAGTCCACAGCTCGCTACGGCGTAAACTGGTGGAACATCGGTAACGCTTCAACAACAGCATCGGCACGTCAACGCGGCGCGCTTGCAGCTCTTGTAACAAAGAACTCATAAGGTGACCCAATGAATAACTTGCAAAACGTAAAGGTTGTAAACGTAACGCCGCCTGCCGCTATCAAGGATAACGCTTCGTTCGCTACAACTACAATCGACACCATCGGCTTCAATAAGGTAGCTGTATACTTTGCACTCGGCGCAACTGACATTGCTATGACTGCTCTTAAGATTCAAGAGTCAGACGATGCAGGCATGAGCGGAGCCGCTGATATTACAGGTGCTGTATATGGCGTAACAGGTGCTCCGGCACTTCCGAGCGCAGATGATGACAACAAGATCTTCGGATTCTTCATCGACCTCAAAGGCCGCAAGCGTTATCTCGATGTAGTTGCTACGGCTGGCGATGGCTCTGCTGGTACATTCGGTGCTTGCACAGCTCATCTTTACAACAGCTTGACAACGGAAGACAACGCTACGCAGCGCGGTCTTGCAGCTAATCTGATTGTCTAAAGTGACATGACTACGGGGCCTACGGGCCTCGTGGTGATCTCACTTGAAAGCACATGATAACACTATCCAACGCAGGCGCAAGAGTTGACTTGCAGATACGCAAGGGTGGGGCTTTTGCTCGCACACTTACTTACAAAGTCAACGGCGCTGTTCAGAATATCACGGGCTATACGTTCGCGGCTCAAGTGCGCACAGTATCGGGCACGCTTGCCGCTACGTTTACATGCACGATCGTGAGCGCATCGGCAGGCACGTTTAGCATTGTGCTTACGAGCGCAGAGACGGCAGCCCTTGTGACTACGACCGAATACAAGTGGGATCTTGAAGTTACGATTAGCGGCGTTGTGACCGAGCTTTTGCGCGGCGATGTTACCGTAGTGGATGAGGTGACAACGTGAGCACCATCAACGTAAGGCAAGACACGGTAAGCGTAGATATCAAGCAGTACGATGTAGTGCTAGATATTGTAAGCGGCGGAATCGTGCCTGCGGCGATTGATACCACGCTGGTAGCATCTACTAGCTTGTCCGCTTTGCGATGCATTACAACGGATTCTAGCGGCTTAGCAAAGTATGCTACGCCAGACTCGCTTGCGAATGCGGTAGTAATCGGGATAAGCACGACCGCGGCAAGCACGGGGCAGAACATCACGATCAAAACAAGCGGACAGATTACGGATGCTTCTTGGAACTGGACAAAGGGAGCGATCTATCTAGGGGCTAACGGCACGCTAACACAGACGGCCCCGAGCGGAGGTAGCATCATCGTTCACGTAGCAAAAGCAATCACAGCAACAACACTAATCATCGACATAGACACAATCATTCAAACGGTGTAACATGGCAGAAAAGTATATAAAGAATAACAGCGGCCAGCTCGCAGAAGTCGAAGCTACCGTATCATCATCAGGCGCAACGGAAGCGGGCAAGATTGTTGCTCTCGACGGATCGGGTAAGCTGGACAATTCGGTATTGCCAACAGGTATTGGGGCTACTGTTAAGGTTGCAGCAACTACCGAGAACCTATCGGCTGGCAACCTCGTAAATCTGTTTAACGATGGCGGCACAATCAAGGCACGCAAGGCAGACGCAAGCAATGGACGACGTGCTGTTGGCTTTGTGATTACAAACTCCACATCGCCTAACAACGCAACTGTGTACCTCGATGGTACGATCACAGGTCTTACAGGTTTGACACCCGGCGCTCCTTACTATTTGAGCGGAGCGACGGCGGGCGCAGCAACGGCAACGGCTCCGACAACAGCAACCTATATCTCACAAGAGATCGGCATCGCTCTGTCAGCAACCGAGATCAACTTTGAAGAACAGCAACCAATTACGCTGGCCTAATTTATGGCAGTCAAGAAACCATTAGTCCTAGCGTCTGGTCAAATTCAGGAACTGCAGAGCGGTGACGAGATCAACATCGACGCAAGCGACATTACGACCGGAACGGTAGCAACCGCACGGCTCGCTACTGGTACGGCTGATAGCACGACGTTTCTACGTGGTGACCAAACGTGGGCTGTGCCTTCTGGTGGTGGTAGTTCTGTAACGCCGTTGCATCCTTTTCTTTTAATGGGGGCATAATGCCAAGCGGACAAGTCTATAAAGTGCTTGGGCAATCCTGCCCAGCTAACACGAACGCAACCGACCTATACACCGTACCATCTTCAACCGAGACGGTCGTGTCGTGCATTACGATTGCTAACATCACAGCGACGGCTTACACGTACCGCGTGGCTGTCAGACCTGCGGGTGCTTCCATTGCTAACCAGCATTACATAGCTTACGACGTAACGGTAAACGCTAACGACTCGACAACGCTAGTGCTAGGCATAACGCTTGCAGCTACTGATGTCATCACGGTGCGGTCATCCAATGCAACGTCTATTTCGTTTTCTGCTTTTGGTTGTGAGCTTGCAACGTGAGCGTAAGATCAGCACGATATAACCTGCTTTCATTGCGTAATCCGAAGGGGCTAACGGTCATACCCGAAGAGCGCGATGCGTGGGCTTTCCTAGATGCGGCTGCTATCACATCATCACGTGAGCAACGTGCTGTTATTGATCTTGTGCGTGGGCTGAAACACGCGCAGCTATGGTCAAAGATGAAAGCGATATACCCGTTCGTGGGTGGAACGGCGACGACGCATAAGTTTAACCTTAAAGACCCACGCGATGTTGATGCGGCGTTTAGGTTGACGTTTTCTGGGGGATGGACGCACGCTTCGACAGGTGCAACGCCTAACGGGACGAATGCGTACGCAGATACTTTTTTGATACCAAATAACGTACTATTGCTAAATTCAACGCATATAAATGCATATTCAAGAA